AATCAATCGACCTACAACCCCGTGTCATTTCCTATTTGCTTCTACATGGTGCGATGACCCCACGGCGTATGGAAATATTTAACAAAGCAGGATACGGTCTTACGGGAATGTATATCACTAAAGTTTATAAATGGTATGGAATGGCAGAAGCCTATACATTCGAAAAAGGAAAATCAAACATAGCAACTATCACCTATGATCGTATTGTTCATAAATAATATACCCATAAGGTATAATGGTATTCCTTCTTCCAGCATGGGCGAATCGACCAAAAGAATACAAGCTAGGTGGAATGGTACACAGTAAAGCTAATGGCGGTGAGGTGGGTAAGTACGGTAGTTCGTTTTTTACCTGGAAGGCGGACGGCACCGCAGACATGGATCGTCCTCTAAGAGGAATGGCTAATGGTGGTAATGTGAATTATACAATCCAACCAGGAACACCCTTCTATAATTACTTTAACACACTCCGAGGCAATAAAATTGGCGCGTAGGCAGATGCTCCTAAGACGCAGGACCGATGTAAAATGCCAAATTTATTTTCAAGTCATACAAATAGAACAAGAAAATTATGGTCAAGAAGAGCAATCCTCCGGATCTAACTGGTGAGGTCGTCCTCGTGTCCAAGTCAGCGGTTCCACCCGTTAAGCCTATTAAACTACCCCCTCCACCGCCACCAGAACCCCTTATTAAGGAGATTTCAGCGACCAAGTACGAGCGGGAGATGCGGGAGAAGAAGCCCCTTTCAGAGAAGCAGAAGGCTAATCTGGAGAGGTTGATAGAAGCCAATAAGAAGAGAGCCTTAGAACGCCGTGCTGTGGTAAAGGAAACCGTCCCTGAGGCGATTCCCGAGGATAAGGTAATGGTGCGTATTAAGCCAAAACGCCCCTATCAAAGGAAGCCCAAGAACGAAATCATTATGCCCGATACGGAAACGGAAACGGAAACGGAGTATGAACCAGAGCCTGTCCGACGCAAACCAACGAAGCCGAAGAAGCCTGTGAAGGCGAAACCTGTGAAGAAGACTTATCGATATGATACGGAAACGACCAGCCAGGACGAGTCTACGGATAGTGACAGTGATGACGATGAGAAGGTACAGAAGTACGGAGCCAAAGTAGAGAAGCGATTGGAGGCGGTGCGTTCCATTGATCAACGACTCCAACAGATCAAGAATCCCTACGCAGGAAAGCTTTCCATTTTTTAATTCTAAGCGGAGAATATAATGAAGTGCAAATCGTGTGGTGGGAAGATGGCAAAAGGTCGTGGCGGTATGCCATGTTGTATGGAAGCAAGAAGTCGTGGTGGTGTACCTGTGGCTGCTCGTGGTATGGGTGGTGACATCGGTGCTATGATCGGTGATCGGCTCTTCCCGGGCATCGGTGGTAGCCTGGGTCGCATGGGTGGCGATTTTCTGGGCAGTCGTTTTGGCTTCAAGAAAGGAGGACGTATCCCGGCTGCGACGCTTTTTTAGATGCGGTCAAATGAAAACTAAAAAATCTATGGAATAGTAGAATGGCATTCAGTACCAGCTTTTACAAAGGAGCATCAAAGGATCAAATACGCAATGTATTGAATCCGTTTCAGTACCTGATTCGTGTAGAGGACTTAGCCCCAGCTCCCATCATTGAAACACACTTTACGCAGTTTCCAGAGGGATTAGAACAAGGACCAGTAGGAGTCAATACAGTAGAGGAACCTGTACGGAAGACAGGAACTCATCAAAAATAAGAGGAGATTACACTATAGAATGGCAGAGGTTACTCGCTATACATTTCATTGTGCCTCAAATCAAAGGAATCAGGGAACAAATACTGATTTTAACATTGTATTACAGCAAGTCATTACAAAAACGGCTAAAAACTCCTTGTTCTATGTGATGGTTCATGGGATCACTGTTCCGTTTTCTTTCTACCAGTTGTCCTCCGACATCAACAATCTACGGGTGGAGATATCGGGAGAGGCAGCACCCTTTACGATTACATTAACACCAGGCAACTATACGGTCATATCGGTTCTACAGCAGTTGAGTTCCAAACTAACCGCACTATGTCAATCCCTCCCGGTTCCCTTTACTCCAGTATTTAACTTCCAGTATAGCCAGACCACAGGTCGCATGACCCTACAATCCACCAGCCCCGCACTCAAAACATTTACATTGGGCTTTTCGGCAAATCGAACACTTGGAATCTTCTTTGGCTTTGATGGAGATGCTACCTTCTCTACCGCAACGACTGCAACCAGTACACAAATCGCAGTGGCGAATCCTGTGACTCAACTATTCCTACGGTCGCCCTCCTTCCAACAGAACAACAACAGAGAATGGCTGGTGGAACAGGATACATTCTGCGACATTATCTATCGTGTCCCCATCAGTACCAATGCGGGAACCTACATTCAAGTATCGGTAGATGGGGAAGAGATTCCTATCTCCAATGATACCTTTAGTATTATTAACCTCTATCTAACGACCAACCTATCGTATAACCCAATTGACTTACAGGGATTACCCTTTACGGTACACTATACCATTATTGAAAAGGTTCGTACCCCCTTTGTCCCAATTGGATTCGATCTATTGGGTAATGTAGCACCAGCGATTGACATGGAAGAGATGAAGAAACTACAGCTGGAGCGGGAGGATGCGATACGGCGACTTGAAGTCTATAAGGAAAAGTTGAAACCAAAAAAAGAGCCGTCATCATAGATGGTCTTCTATTACAATGAGAAGGGTGTTCCGATCTCTATTATGAATCGTCGCCCACGGAACCTATCAGGGGGTGGATATGTATACGATAATAAGAGTCCCCATAAAGATCATGATACGATTTCGTCGTTGCTTGAATACGGTAGCTTAGTGATTCCGACAAGTGTGATGGAGTCTGGTATTATGGATGGATACAAAGGACCACTACATGGACCCAAAACAAAGAATAAAAGGGAGTTAGCACCAGTGGTCATTATGCAGGGAGAGTACATCGTCGATAAACTCCATGCTCCAGCTGTAGAACGATATTTAAAGAAGCACGGGATTACATTACCCCTTCCAAAATAAAAAAACTACGGCAGAGTAGATATGCCATTGGTTCAATTCCTCATCACACCCGCCAATAACGGAACATCGATCCCGATCAACTTTGTGGGTCCTTGTTCTATTCGTGTTTGTGCTGTACAAGGACATGTGACAGGAGGAGCAGGTAATACTTGTCTTCCCTTCCAGATTCAGTCCGACGCTCTTATCTTTCCCTTCTCTCCCCTTCGCTTCCTTACCTTCCTTACGAACTCTCATGCTGAAATCAGTATTGATGGCGGCTTTCAAGAATACCATATCAACAACTGTAAGTTGAATAGTGCTATTATCCTAAATGTAATTAATCCCATTACGGGAGTTCAGCCAGTCAATTTTGAATATTGCCTCCTCACCCTCCAGATTGAACAGGTGAACCGTCAGTGGGACGCTGTGACAAATACCTCTACTCCCAGTAGATAAAGATGATGAACCATAAAGGAAACGGTCGGCTACAGACCTCAGGAATTGATTATCGACCACCACGGCAGATCGAACGAGAGGAAGGCGAACCACTCCCACCTCCGAACCAAACAATCCAAGAACAAGTCCAGATTCAGATTGCTCCACGACGAAAGAGCAAATACCAAAAAAAGTAAGTTTCCAGCCATTTTTTATTCTTTGTAGAGAATATAGAAATGTCCCTCCATTCCGTTGGTGCTACCCCTAACTATGTTCTACCAGCTTCGGCTTCCGATGTCCCCCAGGCATGGAAGAGCAACGCCTCCGCCAAGCCGATTGAATGCTCTCTCCAGACCACCAACGTTCCAGCGCTGTCCGGCAATCAGACAGCCTCCGGCACGACCAACATTCAGCTCCCCCTCGGATCAGGATCGGGCATCATGTTGAACCCTTACCTTCGCTTTGATGTGTCAGTTGCTGTTTCAGGTGCTGCTACGGTTGCCTTCCGTGGTCCGAACTCTCTTGCGTCAGCCTGTGTCAACACCTACACTACCTACATCAACTCGGTACAGTGCGACCAGATTGCCAACGCTTCAGAGGTCTACGAGCAACTCCTCACTCACGGTTCATCCCAGTCGTTTATGGAGCGTGATGCTGCTATTCTGATGAGTGCGGGTCAGACATTTGCCGCTGCGGGTGCTGGTAATATCGCAATGGGTACTCAAGTGATTCCCCTCCTTGGTTGCCTTGGTTCTCAGCAGGGTTTCCCTGCTTACCTCTGCTCGGGTACCCTCCAGATTACCCTCCAGTGGAACTCCATTGTTCGCGCCCTCCGTACAACAGTGGAAGACCTTGCCCTCATCACGGGCTATACCATCTCGAACGTTCAACTTGTCTATGACAAGATTAGTCCCGAGAGTGCCTTCGTTGATGCCATGAAGCGTGAGATGGATATGGGTCAGAAGTATGTTCTGTCCTACCTCAACATTGAGAACGCTGCATTCTCAGTCGCTCAGGCAACCGCCTCAATTCAGTATGGCTTGAACGTCAGCTCACTCCGTGCTGTGGTTGCTTCTCAGGTTCTTGCGGCTCAGGAGATTCTGTCTGCTTCCACCAATCCTTCCGATGCAAACACCCTTTCGAACTTTGCTGTGTCCCTTGATGGTCGCCTCATCAACAACACCAACTTCACTGTTGCGGGTGGTGGTGATGCTGTCATCTTTGCTGAACTCAACAAGTGCTTCAGCCGTCTGTTTGATGCTTCGGTTTCAGACGTTGCGACTGCCGCCAACTTCGCTACGACATTCTTCGCTGTGGGTGTGTCAGCTTGTCGTGTGAATGAGTCATTGGCGTTTTCCGGTTCAAAGGCGACCCAGGTGTCCATCCAGTACAACCGTTCGGCGGGTGCTGCTGCGACCCTCTACCTCTCGTTCTTGTCGGATCGCCAGGTGCTGATTGGTGCCGCTGGTGATATCACTCTCGTCCGTTAATTTCTAAGTCCATACTATAAACATGGGTTCAGGTCCTTCTATTTTTTCAAAGGAATACAACGACCAACTCAAGCAACGCAACACGCAGAAACGCATTGACGAGATGGCTCAAGAGAAGGGCATTCGTATTCCCGGACCGACCGAAGACCTTACGGAAGTCCCAGATTTTGATAATGCTGGAGATGCTATGATTTACTTTATGAAGTTGAGCAAGAAGCAGGTTAAACAGGTAAAGGACATCCCCTTCCGCATTGATGGTCGTCGCCAACTGAGCTTGACACAACGTGCTGATCTAAGCCCACTCAGCCACGACTCCCTCACCAAACTGGGGTCAAGCAATGCTATTCAAGAAGTGATCCGAATTGTCAAGGCAGGTGGTGATGGTGCTGAGCTACTGATTGGTGCGAAGAGGGGAGGTCCCATTCGTCCCCACATGATGGGGCAACAGACGCACGGCAAGGTCGGCTTTTAATTATATGATAACATGGTAGACTACCATCATATCATGTACGAAATCAAACCCTATACGGTACAACAGGCTAAACTACTAGGAGTATCAGTTCGTCCCAGCACGAATTCAAAGAAGAAGATAGATGTATATAAGGGCGGAGCCAAGGTAGCTTCTATCGGCGATGTGAAATACAAAGACTATCCGACCTATTTGAAAGAGGACGGAAAGGTTATTGCGGAGGAAAGAAAAAGACTTTATCATATCCGCCATAAGAAGGACGAACAAAAAAAAGATTCACCAGGTTATTTCGCCTCACGACTCTTATGGTAATCACTTAGGAACTTTCTTCACGTATTCCATGGCTTGAGATACGGAGTGTGCCATCGACTCTGCTGTATCCTTCATCTCGTTGATGCCCGGCATACCCTTATATTTGTCCATAAGGAAGATGTGTCGTAGCATCGAAGTGCTAATGGGCTTATCGAAGAACCCATACAGTAGGTTGGTCAATTGAGTCGGAGTAATCTTATTGGACTGTACCGTATTCATGAGCAGGTATTCATGGGGGTTTAGCTCCGACCACCGTTTGACAATCTTGTGCAACTTAGCGGGAATCTCTAATGTCTGTTTACCGTATTTTTTAACGGTCTTATACGATTGAAATACAAAGAAAGGTTTGCGTTTCTCTGTCATCATATAGTTATCCTGTGTAAGATCTTTACCACGAAGACGAAACTCTGTATAGTCCAAAGAACGACGGGGTTCAATCAGAAGAAGACATGATAGGAGAACATAGAGTTGAACACGCGCGAACTCTCCCTTGGTAAGGGTTTCTTTCTTCATGATAGGAACTGCTTCTTTTTCAAGTTCATGGTATTTCTGAAGGACGGTAGACATTGGAAGATAACCCTCCTTTTGTCGCTCGGTCATTTCCTGTGTCTTCATCTGCTTGTCGTAGTCCTTGACATCATTCATCATTTGAGATCGAAACTCTTCAACTGCCTTCTCCGAGCCTTTCGCTTTTTCAATGTAGACGATCAAAGCACTAAGGCGAGTCTTTCGGGCATTGCCTGGAACGTTGGAAAGATGATCAATGATTTTCTTATAATGATCAATCACATCTTCGGGCTTGTCCAGTGACTCATCGATCTGCTTAGCCAGATTATTCAAGATCGAAAGATAGGTCCGGAGAGATCCAGCGGATAGGTTGGGGCGATTCGCTTTCAGTACAGCTTCCATTTTCTATCTATACCGTAGATTATAAATGATGGAGTTTACACAGATCAGATCAAGATCAGATCAAATCTCTGGAAAAAATTGAAGATAAATATTCAGCTTTTCAAGTGTGTCGTGTTAGACGACTAAATGCGAAAAAACATTTTAATATCAAATAGGTAATAAGAAAAAACACTGATAGACCCCCTTTAGGACTTTCTGTAAAGCTGAGAATATATAGTTTATGATTTATTTTACGCTATAAAGTGGGAGATTTATCAGTTTATAGCCTGGATTATGAATAAGACCGGTCTTATTTATTGTTTAAGCCCTAAAATGACATATAAAGTGATATATCTTCTGGTTTATCGCATAAACTATCAATCTTCTGGTTTATTCGCAGATATTTCCATGTGTTTCTGAAAATCAACCCACCCCTCTTCAAGTTCCCGAGGCATTCTTGAGATCAATAAATCTTTACATGCTTGATCCGTGTTATAATAGATATGACTGTAATACTTTACAAGGGACTCAAGATATTGAATCCATACTGTTGCTTCCATTCTAATCTGATCTGCTTTTTTTTCTGATCACTCATTATAACCATGATCCCTCGAGTTGTAGATTACCTACCGCCCGTGATCCAGAAGCATTATGAGGAGATGCCAGACAAGCACGATGAGAAGATCGATCTGCCTGATCTGTCTGCACCCAAGTCCAAGAAATTACTGATCGTTCATTCCAAAGATGTTTCTTCCGATGAGAGAAAAATCTTTTCCTTTTGGGGTAAGGTTGCCGTATGGGATGATCGCTACATTAATATTCCGTTGGATCATTTGCCAGAAGCCGATTACTACTTTATGGATATGCGTTTGAAATCTGCACGTGTTGCCATTGGCTCCGCTGATCTATCTAAGTATTCCATTGTATCGTATGTGCCGTGGTGGCACAAGGGTGAGAAGTTCATTACTCAATTAGAATCTATTGCTCTTACTAAGTTTCCGCTACGGGCAACTTCCAAAGAAGATTTTGAGCGTCAACTGATGTCGGAGAAGATTGAGAGTCCCTCCATCGCACGAACTTTTATCGGTTGGCTTGTTCCGTGTCTTCAAGCCTAATCAAATGGTTCAAAGACACCCTGTGGGAATATGCTAAGAGCATTATTTTCACAGAGATACTATCCACCTGTCATATTACATTACCACCACTTGTTCTATCCATTATTATAGCACTCTAATCAAATACAAGTACAAATGTTCCTTGTTCAATAATCAACCGTACGGGTTCTGCTTTTGGCTTCTTCGGTTTTGTTTTTGGTTTCTTTTTCTTTTCGTCTTCCATCTAATGAATCGATATATTATATCTACTCATTAGTAAGCACATGGATCCTTGGGATACCGTCGGAGCCTCTATCCTCATTGCTCATGTTATGTTTGTCATACTATCATTATTTTAAAAAACACTTATACGTCCGCCTCGTGCTTTACGTCCCATCTCACGGACGAGGCGTTGTTCTTCTGCTTCCTCTGCGATATTACCAACCCTTTCTGGTGTATAGTACTCTTGATATGGTGATGAAAAAAAGTCATATATTTTTGATGATTGGCTTGTTGCCTTTCCTCTGGATCTTGATGATGCTTCTGATGGTGTTGGCATACTCGGTTCTCCACCAGGTCGAGCAAATGGTATAATTGTCTGTTTCATACCAGACGGTATAGCACGAACCTCAGGAACTCCACCTTGTACTGGTCCCACGGGGCGACCTTCAAATAAAGAAGAAGAACTGACACCCGGAAGAGCGTTTTCAGCATCTCCTTGTGATGTAGATTTTCCAGAGGGAACGGCTCGGAACTCATTGACACCAGGTCGGATACCTGATGGATTCACTGCTTGTAACACATCATCTGACTTATCACGATTCATATCTTTGGACGGATCGGCACTGGATTGGAGGGGTCTATCCATCATTGGTCTTACTGCAGTTGGTGCTATTCCATATGTTGACGGTTGGGAAACGGCTGGGGCATTCGCAAAAGTAAATCCTGGTCCTGCCAGACGGACTGGTTCACCATAAGTGGGGCGAGGCTGAGCCATTCGTTTTTGACTGTCGGGACGCAACAGGACAGTGTCACCTACACGAACTTTAACATTAACATTCTGCGTCTGCTTCTGCTTCTGACGCACGGCTTTCTTCTTGCGACCACCACGCTTCATCATCTCAGCCGGAATATTCTCCACAGCATCTTTGATGATACCCAGTGACAGACCTGCCTTCTTTGCCTCCGCTGGAAACTGCTTGACGAGTGTCATCAGTTGCTTGGGGGTATCAATGACCTTCGCCTTGAATCCCTCAGGAACAACACCTCCTGTTTCAAGAGCAACTACTTGACCTCCATTCTTATAGGCACTGTTGATCGCACCCGCAAGGGTAGGACCCACCACGGGAATCATATTACCAAGTGCCGTCGTTGCTGATTTAGCGACGGTCTTCGCTACATTCGCTGCGAAATTGCTTACGGAAGCTCCCATTCTATACTACGACAATATATTATTTACTTCGGTACTCAATTGGATCAAATCTTCGGAAGTATCGGGTGGGTTGTGAATACGAATTAATGAACAAGAACGAATAGGGTTCCGCCGTAGCAAATTGGTACAACATCATTAATTTGTTTTCGTCGCCTCCTTGCTCCTTCAAGAACGATTCCAGTTCTGCCTTATTCTCCGTATGAAAAAACATAGTGCAGTCCAAGTTCGAACGGATCAGAGTAGGCATATAGGTATTGTACTTCTGGAGCAAGTAGATATTCGTAATGTTCATATGGCGATTCTGTGTAGCGAGTTTAGTAATCATCGATGCGTTCTTTGATTTGATCATGTGAATACAATCGTCATAAATAATACAATAACTTGGCTTCCCTCGCTTCTTCTTTCTCTCATGCCGATCCGTAAACGCCGCACACTTTGCCATGATGTCCTCTAAGACATCATTGTTCAGATCCTCGTAATACTGATCATCAATATCTTCAATCAGTGGTTTCATTTTTTCGTCATTGAGAGCGGTCGGGCTGATCAGAAAAATGAGATCGAAATGTTTATAGTAGGGGGACTCCTTCTTCATAATCATATTCAATAGGAGATTGCTCTTACCACACCCCTTTCGTCCAAAGATACCAATATTACAAGGCTTTAACGGGAGAATCCCTCTTGTTTCATCTCGCTGTTTATCGTAGGGTGCTAATGCTTTTGTTAACTCCGTAGAACAAGCGTTCATCTTTGATATAGCATTGGATTATTTTTGAAATGATTTCGCAGTGGGTAGATCCAGGTCGTGTTTCAATGATCCATTCAAGTAGCTATAGATTCTGCCGAATGCCCAAGCATTCTTACTTAGCTTTTGACTCATGGGTGCTTTGACTCCCTTCTTGAACGTACCCAACATGCGAACGCTATCTGGTTGCGTTTGGTATGCCCCGTATGCTCTATCCCTTATCTGGGTTAGAATCTTCATAGGAACTTTGCTTATCTTGCTAAGTTCTGTCAGACTGTATGATCGGTCTTCCAGTTTGTTCTTCTTTAACCACTGTAAACGGTTCGTCATTCTACAAAGCAGATCTAAAAACCACCCCGCCCTTTCATATGTCGCTGGTGACCAAAGACTTGTCCCCCCCTCTTGTAAATAAGTTCCTCGGCAACGTTCCCAACGTCACGGGCTACGTCCGTAATCTTTACTGCCGCATATTTAGTCAGTGCTGGAAGCTCCTTAATCAGTTTGTCAATATCCTGTTTGATCCATTTGCGACCCTCCGCATCAAGAAGACCATTTGCACTAACCATGTTCATGACCCAATCCTGGCAGTTAGAACGGAAGGCATCATACGTGTAAAAGGCTGTTCCCATTTGTTTCCGTCCTTTCTCTAAAAACTCGGCAATAGTGATATCCTCATTCACATCGATAGGGTAGAGTTCCGCACCTTCCATCTTTGAATATTCAGCATCGACACGACCCTCCAGTTTATCCAGCTTTTCAAGCACGATGTTACCATTGATGATGATACTTGTATGATAAACTTCATCAACGCCTCCTCGCTTCTTAAACTCGTTCCATTTCCCAGCCGTAAGCAACTGCATTGCCATGACTCCCGGCTTCGCCACAGGTGCACGCATCATCGCCAAACTCTTAATCTTATCACGACCATGCTTCTTTATAAACAAACGGAAACGCTTCGGTAAAGTTTCATTAGATGTCAATGCTGAATACAGATTCTTAAAGAACGCACTTATCGTCCCCGTTTCGTCTGCCTCTTCTTGAATGGTACCACCCTTTCGCATCGCTCGATCTTGAAGGCGACCGTATGGCGTAGGGTAATCTTGCGGACGACCGTACTTAACCGGTCCTGTTTTCATCATATACCATGTGCTTAGATAAAATTAAAACATTGATCAGTGATAGATAGAATGAGCATCAATGGCTCCGCCGCAACTTTCTTACCTTTTACTATTAATGGTCTTACTGATGCTTCCTTTTCTAATAGTAATCTGGGTGTTGCGACCGCAACAGGACTTACCCTTACCAGTGCCACACCCTTGAAATTAGCACGATTTGATCTGGATAAGAATCTGGTCAGTGCGTCGGTAGATGAGTCCGATGTCGCAGTGCTAACCAGTAATGTATTCAATGGGACGCAAACGATGAAACCAGGATTTACGACAAACATCAATAATGTCATTGAAACGAACATCATCGCCAATCCACCGTATGATAAATCCTCCTTTACAACATCGGGTATCTCTGGATATACTCCTCCTCTTGGAACCTTGTCGGGTCCTGTTGCGGGTGAGTATTCTATCAGTCAAACCGCAAGTGATCGCTCGATTATGAAGTTGGACGGTTTTGTTCCACAGGCTGGACGCAAGTATGTATACACCTTTACCATGCGAATCATTGATACGGAAGAAGCCTATGTCAGCGTCGAACAAGGTGGTGTTCAACGATCCAATACAATTATCCAAGTTGGAACAGATGACGAAACCATCAGTGATACCTTCACGTTTGACCCAGCAGGTTCTACCCTTATTTTCAAGATCTATACTGGGTCCCTTGATCCATGGACTGCTACATGGTCTTCCTTCTCCCTTGGCTACTATGAAGCCAGTATCAATGCCCCTATTAATGACCTTACCATCAATAACCTTGCTACTGAAATATTAGCCTTTCCTCCTACCAGTACCAATAGTGAGTCATGGTCTATTTCCACCATTAGCACCATGGGCAATCCATCTACACTTGGTGGTATTGTTACAACGAACATAGCCACTGGAAGCACGATGTATTTTACGGGAGATGTCCTTGGCGCTCCCAACTTCCAATTCACTACCCTTGGAAATGCTGGTAAGGTAGTATGTACCAATGGCAACAGTGTAATGAGTACCACGATTAATGCGGGACAATTAGAATATATTACAGGGCTTACTTCACAGGCTGGAGGCGTAGGACAGAATAACACGTGGACGGGGACGAACGATTTTACCACCCTTACCAGCGTGGGGGCGCTTCGTATCACATCAAGCGTTTCAAATACGGATTATTCGCTCTCTGTGAATGGAACAAACTTTTTAGAATTTACGAATCTTTTGTCAAATCAGGCGATTTACACGGACGGAGATTCCATTTGGATTCCAAATCGTGTCTTTTGTAATAGCACCATTTACACATCTGATCTCCAGATGGGAAATGCGATCTATTTTGCCTATGGAACAGGTCAGCAGTGGGGAACAATCCTGAATAATAGTGGCGAATATGAGATTCAAGATGATTTGGGAGCAATACGTTTGCGACTCAGCAAGACAACGGGTCTTACCGTTTCTACACTGAATATTACTGCTGTTCCCTCTGCGACTCCTACTCTTGCTCTTGGTATTAATGGAAGCGGTGGAGTCGTTTCCTTTGCTGTTCCATCGGCTGGTGGAACAGTGAATACAAGCACAACCACCGCTCGTTTTCTCCCTTATCTTAGCACAGCCACAACCCTAACAAACTCATTATTGAACCAGATAGACAATGATTCAATGGGATTTGGTTATACAGCCATTCCCTCCTACCCTCTCGGATCTGGTGGAAAGAATATGTATATCAACGGGTCTATCTTTGCGGGAGCGCTCAATTCTATGTATGCAACTTTTGGGAGAGATACGAACACGAGCAATCCAGCGAATGAAATCAACTTTACCGCAAACGGTGCGGGAGTTCTTGTGAGTCAGATCAAAAGTCATAGCGGGTCATCTGCTTTCTATGATGCAACTTGGACTTATTCCAATACGAACCCCACACCGCTTGGAGCGAATCAAGGACAAGTGCTTCTTACTGCTGATAAAATGACGCTGTCGCTTACAAATGGGCTATATGTGAGTGGAAATACCACAGTAGGAGTAGCAAAACGGCTGATATTGGACGGGACAGGTGCTACTGAGATATACAACGGGCAGATAGACGCATACAATCCAACAGGCAATAACAATCTCATGATTAGGTCATGGTGGGGTATTGGGTTTCCCTCTTATGACAATGTCGTAAGAATCGCAATGGATACACGCTCTGGGAACGCTAATTTTGTGGGAGTCATAACAACTACAGGGTTAAAAGTGAATGGAAATGGAACACCTTTAGAGTTTATCAATGGAACGAATGGCTACTTACGAATATTCACCTTTGGCGGTCTTAATTATATTCAATCAGGACTCACTGCTGTGTCAAATAGCAGTGCCGATTTAATCTTTACCTCTATGTTCGCTGGTGCAGAATGGTTTCGCATTGGAGCAAATGGAAAATTTAATGCTACAAACGCAATCGCCAGTATTAACGGTGGGTCTTCCTACGCTGTGAATGCTGGATTTATGAGTGGAGGTTCTTTAACACTTGGCGACCACACGAAGAATTATGGAGGAGGTTATGGCTGGTCTGCTAATACTGCTGGGTTGTTATTTGAGTGCCTCACAAACACAGAAATCGCTGTTCATGATGGAGGCGATAGAGTCGCTTCTTTTATGTATTACTCGGGAAATACCTTCACAATAGGGCGAGATATGGGTTGGGGAATAGCAAGTGTTTCTATGCCTGGGATTGTATCCATTACAGGAGCATTAACACTTGGTTATAGCCGTTATTTGTATCCCCCAGAATTAGCAGGGGCGACCTATGGATCTTTGGCTGTGAAAGGAACAGGACGCAATGGTTGGGCAGGATACACTATCTATAATGACAATAACGAGCAAGTATCCTTTATGATGCAGAATGGGGGACAACTTTATGGACTCTATAACGCAACGACAACCAGATGGAATTTTCTTTTGGACGGAGCAGGAGATGTAATCATTTTAAACACTGACAATTCACGAGGTTTCCGAACACATAACGCACTCACTTCTAATGTCATCTACAACGCAACGCCCACGACAGCGTCTAACATTGGAACATGGAACGGTTATGGATATACACTACTATCTAATACTCAGACACCAGCAGGAAACGCCCCATGCCTCGGCTTTGGGTGTAATTACAGCAACACGGGACAGATTACCTGTCTTCAGCCTGGTATTTCCTGGATGAATTTGGCGATCTTTAACGCTCAAACGACCTTCACCTATTTCGGCGTAGCCTGTGGTTATACTGTTCCATCTGGTGGTGCGAATGTATCAGACGTTCGAGAGAAACACTGTATTTCTGATGTCTGTACGAAGAACTCACTACGAAAGGTTATGTGCCTCAAGCCGAAATACTACAAGCGTAAGTATTACGACGAGGGAACTGACGAGCAAGGAAACCCAAAGACGAAGGTTCCAGATGATGTCAAAAACGCTATGTGTATTGGTGTGATGGCACAAGATCTATTAGATTCACCCTTGGCTCCCACAGTATCTATTGCTCCCACGAAAAGCGATGGAGCATGTGGAGATGATGATGGAACACGCTATGGGGTTAATTATGGGGACATTAACATTCACCTAATCGGTGCCGTCCAGGAACTCAAGAAGCAGAACGACGCACAGCAGAAGGAGATCGACGATTTGAAGGAGATGGTGAAGATGCTCATGGCTAAAATCTAAAAAAATTGACAGCGGTGAAACCTAAAGATTTTACCGCACCTATTAATAGAATGACGATCCTCATCAAAGACACGCAAAGCAACCAAGAACAGATCCTCGAAGATGTTACCATCGAACATATTATGTACTGCCTGAACTGGGTGAAGAAGGAAAAAGCTCGTCAATCCGGTAAGTATCAGCTCTATATCAAGCCGAAGCGGGAAGCTCTACGGGAAGCCATATTGGAAGCCCAGCCCAAACCTGAACCTACTCCTGAACCTCCGGCAAAACGTCCACGGGGTCGCCCCCGAAAGTATCCGGTTGAAGTTTCCGGTCAGAATGTCAAATCATAAAAATTGATGTCGATTTATTTTTTTGAGCGAGGTTAAAACTTAAAGATTATTCTCTCTGTCTTTAGTAGAAGACATGGAGTTTCAAGAACGACACGACATCAAAAAGGTCCATTACCTACAGTCCCTAACCTACTCTCAAGTCAAAACTTACCTTGGAAAGACAAAGAACGAAGAAGAACGCAAGAAGAAGTATGAGAATATCCAACGATTCTGTACTGCTGTCATCAAAGCTCGAGGACATATTATTCGTCCCTATGCCTATTCCCTATCCACTTCTACTGAAACGGGAGGACGACTCTATTGCGGTCTATCCGTCCAGGGACTCCCCAAGGCGATTCGTGGATTCCTCATGTCACATACTACTGACATCGATATGAAGAATGCTCACCCCACCATTCTACTATACCTTTGTCGTAAGCATCGTATCGCATGTCCTAATCTTGAATATTATGTCAATCATCGTGATGAGATCTTCGCTCAGTTTCCTGATCGAGAGTCCGCAAAAGAACTCTTCAATTCCGCTGTAAACAACGACAAGAAAAACTACAAAGAGAAAAACGACTTCTTCAAGAAGTTCGATACTGAAACAAAGATGATTCAACAGAGTCTTACTCAACTAGGAGAATACCTTGATATCCGTTCCTCTGTTCCTGATGAGAACAAGATTCGCAACTGGGACGGATCTGCCATCAATCGCATCTTATGTATGCTTGAGAATCGCATCCTACAAGTAGCCCTCTCTGTATGCAATCGCAAGAACATCGAGGTCGCCTGTCCTATGTTCGATGGATTGATGGGATATGGTTCACATGGCTCTGAACTCCTTAACGATATCACTGATGCTGTCGAACTTTCTTTCCCTGGACTCAATATGATGTGGGACATCAAATCCCACAATACTGATATTCAGATGCCAGAAGGATACACTGTCAGCGAAATCCAACACACCGAAGAACGGGTCGCTCAGAATGATATCGATGCCTCTGATATGATCTACAATGAACTCAAACATATTCTCATTCGCTCAAAGGGAAAGTTCTACTACAAAAAAAACAATATATGGATCACCTGTGAAGAAACAATCCGTTCGGATGTGCGACAACATATTATGCGGTCTGGGATTCGTCGAATGACGGAACAACACGAGATTGTCGATTATTCACAGAATGTTCGGAGTGCCTCTAATATCGTGGTTGCTGTCATGGATACCGTTCTTCATCATAATAATGACAATTGGATTTCTCAGTTCTTTCAATCCTCTCGTGGATATGTTCTCTTCAACAATGGATACTGGGACTTCAAGAAGGGTACCTTCCATCATTCGTCTTCGGATTCCTTCGATCATTCCATCATCTTTACCGAGAAGATTCCCTTTGATTATGATGTCGAGTTCAACGACCCTGGATACGTATCTCGTCTTCGAACGGTCTTCTTTACTGAACCATTTGGCGAACGAGTCGGATCATACTATAGCACCTCCCTTGCTCGTGGGTTGGCTGGTGATGCGATGAAGAGAATGCTGTTCGGTATTGGATCCTCTAACACGGGTAAGTCTATGCTCACCTCAGCCGTTCAGTCCTCCTGCGGTGGTTACTTTGAGGGGTGGAATGGTGCTAATCTCCTCTACCGTCCTTCCTCTCAAGATGAAGGACAACTCAATCGATGGCTTCTTCTTCTTCAGACAAAACGCCTCATCTTCTCCAATGAACTAAAGGGGACAGGTGCGATTGATGGAACGATGATTAAGAAGATGTCTAACGGTGGCTTGGACCCTATTACTGCTCGTCTTCATGGTGGAAATGAGGAGTCCTTCAAGATTGGATTCCTTCCCATTCTCTTCGCTCAGGATATTGCCCAGATCAAACCTCTCGATGATGCTATCATGACCCGTGTCCGCGCGATTCCTTATGATAAGGTATATGTTGACGAACCCTCCAATGCGATGGAACTCAAGAAGGACCCCCATCTCGAGGACGAGATCCAAACGGAACAATTCAAACAGGGGTTCCTGCGATTGCTCTTTAGCGATTACCTCTCCTTCCATCGTGGTGGTCGTGTGGAGGAGGACCTTCCTGAGATCAAGGAGGCAGTTCTCAATGTCATTGGAACAGAAACTAATGTAGTTGATGCTTTCAAGAACGAGTATGAAATCACCAATAACCCTGAGGACTTTATCCCAAGTCCCATGATTCAACAGTGGCTCATTGATTCTAAGAAGGGGATTACCATCACTAAGTTGGGTTTAGAGTTGAATCGATATGCTAAGATCAACCACTTGGATAATCTACTATCAAAAGCCAAGAAGATCAATAAGAAAACCGTTCAGTGTTGGTTTGGAGTGAAACTCATTACTGAAGACTAAAAGGTTGGGAGGTTGGGGTTGGGGGTTTGTTTTAGGAGATGACATACGGGAAAAATAAAAAAAAAATAACCGAATAGGGGTATGGCTGTAGGCTACCTCTCAAACAAGACTACCAACCCCCACCCCCCAACCTCCAATTATTTCCCCCGGTATAAAGAATTATTATCTTTGCATACTATAGAATGGAACAAGAATTGAGAGAGTTTGATGCGAAGTGTACGAAGCCCCTACCACCTGTCCTGGTCGCATGGCGTAAGCGATGGGTCAAAGCAATGGAGAAGGAAAAAGAAAAGACGTACCTAAAAAACCATATATAAAAGTAGGGTAGATGTCGAGGAAAGCATACTTCCAAGAATACTACAAGAAATGTAAGGATCGCTTTGTGGAATACTATCAAGAACATCGTGAGGAAATCCTGGAGCGTCAACGCTCTTCACCAAAAGACCAACGAGAATACCAGCGACGGTACTATGAAAAAAGAAAAGCACTTCGCCAAGAAGCAAAGCCACCTAAAGAACCAAAGGCTCCTAAGACTCCCAAGGAACCCAAGCAAAAATTGAAACCTGTTAAGGCTTCAAAGCCAAAGGAAACACTCGCTATTACAAGGGGGTGTTTCACTCTTTCATTTGATTTTTAGAAAGTGGGTAATTATGAGAACGATTAATTTATGGGTAGAATATAGATGAGAACTTTAGAATTATTTGCTGGATCACAATCATTTACAAAAGGCATCAAACGATCAGATCATGAAGCTGAGTGTATTACAGTAGATATGTCAAACCATTTCAAACCAACCCATCATGTCAATCTACTCGAATGGGATTATACGATCTATCCGTCCGGTCATTTTGATCTACTATGGGCGAGTCCTCCATGTACTCAATATAGTATCGCAAAAACAAGAGGTACTCGTGATTTAGAAGGAGCTGATACACTTGTTCGTAGAGTCTTTGAAATCATTGACTACTTCAAACCAAAGGCTTGGGTAATTGAAAATGTTGGAACGGGATTACTTGTTAATCGTATGAAGAATATAAGAGATGTCCCAATTTATATTACTGATTATTGTTGCTATGGAAAACCAGTTAGAAAACGCACAGCCCTATGGAGTAATAAGACGCTTAACCTCATGCTATGTCCAGGTAGGGGTCAGTGTGATCAAATGATTGAAAATAAGCATAAATCAAGTGTGGGTAATGGAAGATACGAAATACAGTTTAAAAGTAATATCCCACATGAACGATTTATTAAAAGAAATGGAATACCAGATCAATTGATCGATACTGTGATCCATCAGCTTCGCACTTAGAAATCAGCGTCCATCGCAAAGGACATTTCCTCAGCCGTCTTACCCACCCCTGCTTTGCTATAAGAGCTTACTCTTTTCTCAAAGAAGTTATCTTTACCATCAAGACTGATTCGTTCCATAAAGTCAAACGGATTAGCGGTATAGTATATCTTACTGTATTCCAACTGACTGCACAAACGATCAGCGACGAACTCGATGTATTGCGACATGAGTCCAGAGTTCATTCCAATCAGACTACAAGGCAGTGACTCAGTGATAAATCGTTTTTCAATCTCTACTGCTTCATGAACGATCTGATGGACTTTCTCCTGCGAAACCTTTTTCATAATCTCTTGATACAGTGTACAAGCAAACGTAGTATGGAGTCCCTCATCACGTGCGATGAACTCATTGCTGGTAGTGAGTCCAGGCATCAGCCCACGCTCCTTAATCCAATAGATCGCACAGAAGGAACCGCTAAAGAAGATACCCTCTACCACGGCAAAGGCAATCAGGCGCGTAGCAAATGATTCGTTAGAAGACATATATTTCAATGCCCAGTCCGCTTTCTGTTTCACGCAGGGAATCGTCTGTATGGCTTGGAAGAGATGGAGTTTCTCTGCTTTGTCGTCAATGTACGTATCGATAAGAAGGGAATAACTCTCTGAATGGATTGCTTCCATCATCATCTGAACGGAATAGAACTGTCGTGCCTCTGGGATTTGAACATCACTTACGAAATGGGCGGCAATGTTCTCCTGAATGATACCATCTGACCCAGCGAAGAAAGCAAGGATATTTTTAATAAAGTGCCGTTCGTTATCAGATAGCTTGATCCAATCCTTCAAATCTTTGCTGAGGTCGATCTCTTCGCTACTCCAGAAAACGGCTACATGTTGCTTGTATAGTTCAAATAGTTTAGGATAAGTAATAGGAAATAGGGTAAATCGGTTTGGATTTGGAGTAAGAATGTGTTCGATGGGTTCTCCGTACATATCCATTGTATTGAGGACGAAGATTTTTCTTCCTTTATAAATCCAACGCATTAGTAGATGTCGGGATTTGATTGTAAATCCTTTAAGAAACACGATGATTATATGACTCCCCGTTCAGCATGGGAGGATATTCAACATATCATTCCAAAAGATAAGGTGCTATGGGAAGCATTCTACGGCAACGGTCAGTCGATGCGGTTTCTACAGGAGTTGGGGTATACGGTGGAAGGAGGACCCGATGAGGATTTCTTTCAGCATAACAAGGGAGAGATCATTGTGACTAACCCTCCGTTCACGATCATTCCAGCGATCTTGGAGCGTCTGATTGATCTCGATAAACCATTCATTCTGATCATGCCCAGCTCCAAGATCAATACTCAATATTTTAGGAAATTATTATCAGGACGAGAGATCCAGATCATTATTCCGAGAAAGCGTATTCAATTTGAAAAGATCGTAGATGGTAAAAAGGTAGAGTCTAACCAATGTAATTTCGATTGTTTCTATTATTGTTATAAGATGAATCTGGAGAAAGATATTACGTGGCTCGATTAATGTTCGATCTATTTTCTTCATCGTAAATATAATGCTGTCCTGGATTCGGTCATGGTGGTCAAAACCCATACCGGTTGAAGCTGACCCTGCCCCCCAAGTAGTCCTTCCACGCTCGATCGCTTTTGCGACCCCCATTGCGACCCCCATTGTAGATGACCCTCCCACCACTCTTCTTTCAACGAGTTTTCTTGGAGTACTTAAAGGAGATAAAAAAGCTCCTAAGTCGCCGAGAACTTCGAAGCTACACGAAACGGTATAATAATATAGTGTCATAGTAAGATGACTTCATCAATATCACATTCTATCAAACATAGAACTGTCGCTAAAGATGTGTTTTACACACCAGAAGCAGTTGCTAAAAAGCATATTTCACTCATTCCCTATAAAGAAGATGATTTATGGTTTGATCCATTCCGTGGTAAAGGAATCTACTACGATCACTTTCCTACTGAATCAAAGGAATGGTGTGAGATTACAGAAGGGAATGACTTTTTTAGTTATCAAGGAACGCCAGATGTGATTAGTTCCAATCCTCCCTATTCTCTACTTGATAAAGTGTTCCAGAAATCAATCGACCTACAACCCCGTGTCATTTCCTATTTGCTTCTACATGGTGCGATGACCCCACGGCGTATGGAAATATTTAACAAAGCAGGATACGGTCTTACGGGAATGTATATCACTAAAGTTTA